ATGGAGAAAACAATAACAGATAGATGGAAGTCAGATATGGCTTCTGATTCATGGATGTCTAAAAACGTAAGACCTTTAGTTCTTATATTCTTAGTGGTAAGCACAGTGTTAATGATGTTTATTGACGCAGGTGTATTATCGTTTAACGTAGAGGCTAAATGGACAGATCTATTACAATTAGTATTAATAACAGTGATCGGTGCTTATTTTGGCGGTAGATCACTAGAGAAAGTAAAAAAATAAAATTATGGCAATATCACAAGATACAGCTTACAACTTTGGACAGTTAGGATCTGTCTTCAATGATGGAACCGCTGCAATGAAACCACCGTTAGGAAAGGTTTTTGTGGCAATAACAATGGTAACAGATGTTACTTTCGACTCTAGCGCTGGGTTAGTAGCTGATACTACTTACACGGCTACTGAAGGTTTAGAGTACGTTGGAAACACAGCGGCTCACAATTTAGGAGCTGGTAACGCGACTGCTATTAGTGGTGAAGGTGGTTTGGTAGTAGATGTTAGTAATGTTTTTCCTAAAGGAATAACTATCTACGGTAGATGGACTGAGGTTGATTTAGCTTCAGGTACTGTAATTGCATATATAGGAGAATAATGTTAGGGTCAGGAACTAGCATATCACCAGTAATAACCAACATGCACAACACGCAAGCGCGTAGTTTTGATGGTTCTGATCAAGATGTAAACGTGGATGGCTTAATCTCAGCGGTAGCTGGTGTCATTAAAACGGACGAAACGGAATTCAGCATATCTTTTTGGTGTAAACTAAGCGCTAGTATTAGTGCTAGTGTCACACTTTTTAAATGTAGAAACACTGGTAGTAACAATAATCAAATTATTTTATTATACCACGCTAGTGGGAATGAGTTTAGATTTTCCCCTAAGTTTGGAGGCGTGGTAGATGTTTGCAATGGCGGAAGTACTAATGCCGATGGAGATTCTTATGAAGGAGATGGAATATGGCACCATATAGTAGGTACTGTAAGTATAACAGATAATACTAACGAGCTTTGGATTGATGGCGCTAAAAAAGAATCTATAACCGGTGTTGGAACTTTAAACGAAGCTATAAATGATGTTAGTCTATGCCAAAATGGAGCTGATGGAACTTATTTTGATGGAGACGTGAAAGACGTTGCTATTTACGGAAGACAGTTAACTGACGCTGAGATAGGTGTTATATATAACACTAGAGGGGCAAGTGGTGACAAAGGTTTAGATTTAGTAAGTGGATCGCATGTTTCTAACACTGGTTTAATTGCTCACTTTAGATTTGAAGAAAAATCTGGAACAGTAGCTATAAACGAAGCGGGACCTATTGTGGGTGCTGAAAAAGTTACAAACGGTGATTTTTCAGCTGACAGTGGTTGGAACCAATTAGATTCTAATGGTTGGAGTATAGACACAGATACAGATACATTAAATTTTATTGATGCGAGTAGTTATGTATTTCAAGGTATAAGTACAGTTTCAGGAAAAAACTATAGAGTTACACTAGACATAGAACTTACCTCTGGTACTATTACAGCTAAATCATTTGCTTCACAAGATGTTTTAACAGTAACAAGTACAGGTAGACAAACTTTTGTTGGATATTTTGTAGAAGGTGATAGTAATGCTAATTTTGGGGTTGTAGCAACGAATAATGCAACTGGTAAAATATATAACTTATCAGTACAGGAATACACAGTAACGGACGGAACTTATGTTAACGCTCCAGCAATAAAAACAAATACACCGTAATGAAAAAATACGTAATAACAAACACAAGTAATCTTTCTAACGTAGATTACGCTTTAGTAGAGCAAAGCTCCTTAGAAACAACTAGAAAGTCTTTAGACAGCTCTTTAGCTTTAATATCTTTCTATGGTAATACACCTAGTTTCTTAGATGGTATAACACAATATGATAAAGACGAAATTAAAGATATCGTAACAAGCTCTGACTGGCAAGAAGAAGAAAATTAATAACAATTAAATTAAATAAAATGGCAAAAAACACAACAGCAAAAATCAAAGAATTAAAAGGTGAAAAACCTACAAAAATTAGCAACGAGCATTTAAGTAAAATGCAAGAGATTATCAATAATCTAAACAGAGGTCAATTAGAGATTGGTGGCTTAGAAACTAGAAAGTATGGTTTGTTAAACCAAGTTGCTTCACTTCAAAACAACTTAGGTTCTTTCCAAGAAGAACTTAGTAAAGAGTATGGTACTGTTAATATCAATATTCACACAGGGGAAATAAACTACGATGAGCAAACTAATTAGAAAGATCACTATAGGTAAAGACTACAAGAACGACGCTATGCATTACGCTGTTGGTCAAGAAGTATATGGTGGGCATACTATTTGTGATATAATAGAGGAAAAAGAAAAATACTCTATTTATATTAAAAAAAACAAAGATGTGTTACCGTGGAAAGACTTTAACAAGAACATGGCTGTTTCTGTAGAGTATAACCTAGAATACTAATGAAAGCGCCTTTTGACTTTGTTATAGAGCCAAAAGGAAATAGATATAACAATACCACAAAGGTTGGGGATAAAGAACTTATCCTCAACACTGAGGTTTACAACCACGAGTTTGTAAATAGAGAAGCTATTGTTAAGTCTGTTCCTACAGCTTTTAAAACAGATATAAAACCTGGAGATACAGTTGTGGTTCACCATAACGTTTTTAGACGTTGGCACGACGTTAAGGGTAGAGAAAAAAATAGTAGAAGTTTTTTTAATGAAAATACATATCTTGTAAAAGAAGATCAAATATTTTTATATAAAACAAACGAAAAGTGGAAGCCAATAAAAGGATATTCTTTCGTGCAACCTATAAAAGATAAAGTTTTTTTAGGAGTTGACAAAGAACAGTCTTGTATTGGTATAGTGAAACACACAGACGGTAGTTTTGAAAAAGGAGACTTAGTTGGCTTTACGCCGTTCTCAGAATATGAGTTTATAATAAACGGTAAGCGTTTATATAGGGTCATGAATAAATTTATTACAATTAAATATGAATACCAAGGAAACGAAGAGGAATATAATCCTAGCTGGGCAAGTAGCTGTTGAAGAACTGATTAAAGTTGCTAAAGAAGCAATTGTAGATTCTAAAGAAGATATATCAGCAGATAGACTAAAGAACGCTGCAGCTACTAAAAAACTAGCAATATTTGACGCATTCGAAATACTTAACAGAATACAAAAGGAAGAAAGTCTACTTGAGGGCAAGGCACCTGAAGAGACAGAGAAAAAAGTCTTTAAAGGATTCGCAGAAGGTAGATCTAAGTAATGTACAGTCAAAGTTTAGTTAGCACGGTTGAGCCTATAAAGAAGACCACTATTACCAGAATGAATAGAGGTAAGAAATGGAAGTATGGTTACAACAAAGAGCACGATTTAATTGTATTATCTCATAATGGAGTTATTGGTGAGATCATACAGATACAAGATTTAATTATAGCGCTACCAAAGCCACCAAAAAAAATATATAAACATCCAAAGAGTAAATGGGTAAGACAAGAAACTCCTGAAGAGTTAGATAAAATAAAGAATATATTCGATTGGAGGGGTTATCCGGAAAATCAAAAAGAAAAATGGTACGATTATATAGACGAAGAATTTAAACGACGAGAGGAGGGGTTCTGGTTTATTAATGATGGTGAACCAACCTGGATAACTGGTACGCACTATATGTATTTACAATGGAGTAAAATTGATGTTGGAGCGCCAGATTTTAGAGAAGCAAATAGATTGTTTTATATATTCTGGGAAGCTTGCAAGGCAGATAAAAGATGTTATGGTATGTGTTACTTAAAAAATCGTAGATCTGGATTTTCTTTTATGTCGTCAGCAGAAACAGTTAACTTAGCGACTATATCAAGTGATAGTAGATATGGTATACTATCTAAAAGTGGTAATGATGCAAAAAAAATGTTTACAGATAAAGTTGTACCTATATCGATTAACTATCCGTTCTTTTTTAAACCTATACAAGATGGTATGGATCGTCCAAAATCCGAGCTTGCTTATCGTGTACCCGCTAGTAAGTTTACGAGAAAGAAGATTACGGCAAACGAAAAATTAGAAGAAATACAAGGACTAGATACTACTATAGATTGGAGAAACACTGGGGATAATAGTTATGATGGAGAAAAATTAGCTTTACTAGTTCATGACGAAAGTGGTAAATGGGAGAGACCAGATAATATACTAAACAACTGGAGAGTTACAAAAACATGTTTGAGATTAGGTAGTAGAATTGTAGGAAAATGTATGATGGGTTCAACTTCAAATGCCTTAGATAAAGGAGGGAGTAACTTTAAAAAACTATACAATGCTTCAGATGTTACCTCAAGAAATAAGAATGGACAAACAAAATCTGGTTTATATTCTCTTTTTATCCCAATGGAATGGAACTACGAAGGATTTATTGATGAATACGGATATCCAGTGTTTGATAATCCAAATAATGAAGTGCTCGATCCACAAGGTGAACTAATAGATATAGGTATAATAGAACATTGGAATAATGAAGCTGATGGATTAAAAGATGACCAAGATGGTTTAAATGAATTCTACAGACAGTTTCCAAGAACAACAGAGCACGCGTTTAGAGACGAAGCTAAAAACTCTATATTTAACTTAGTTAAAATATATGAGCAAATAGATTATAACGAAGGAGTGGGTAACTCTTCCGTGGTATCAGTAGGGAACTTTCAATGGGTTAACGGAATAAAAGACACACAAGTTATATTTTATCCAGACCCAAAGGGTAGGTTTAAGGTAAGCTGGTTCCCACCTCCTCATATGCAAAACAAAATAATTGAAAAGAATGGTATACGATATCCTGCTAATGAACATATGGGGGCTTTTGGTTGTGATAGTTACGATATTAGTGGGACGGTTGATGGAAGAGGATCCAACGGAGCGCTTCATGGATTAACAAAATTCAGCATGGAAGACTGCCCTCCAAACCACATGTTCTTAGAATATGTAGCTAGACCTCCAACAGCTGAGATATTTTTCGAAGACGTACTGATGGCTTTAGTGTTTTATGGAATGCCGTTACTTTGTGAGAATAATAAACCTAGGTTGTTATACCATTTAAGAAGAAGAGGATACAGAGGTTACTCTATGAATAGACCAGATAAGCTCTGGAATAAACTATCAGTAACAGAAAAGGAAATAGGTGGAATACCTAATTCAAGCGAAGACATAAAGCAGGCTCACGCAGCTGCTATCGAGATGTACATACAAAGTCACGTAGGTCATTTGGGAGATGGGGTTTATGGAAACATATTCTTTAACGAAACACTAAATGATTGGAGTAGATTTGACATAAACAAAAGAACTAAGTTTGACGCCTCTATCAGTTCGGGATTAGCTATCATGGCTTGTAATAGAAACCTATACAGACCAAACGCTAAGGTTGAAAAACCAAAGTTAAACGTAAACATTGCAAAGTATACAAATACTGGAAACACATCTAAATTAATAAAATAAATATGGCAGAGTCTGTACATAATAATTTTCCTAGCCAAGTAGTAAGTGACGCTGAAAAGCTAAGTTATGACTATGGTTTAAAAATAGCTAAAGCTATAGAAAGCGAGTGGTTTGATTCAGGTAATAACCAACATAGACACGAGGGTAATAAGAATAATTTCCATGAGTTAAGGTTATACGCTAGAGGAGAACAATCAGTTCAAAAATATAAAGATGAGTTATCTATAAATGGTGACTTGTCTTATCTTAATTTAGATTGGAAACCAGTACCGATTATATCTAAATTTGTAGATATAGTTGTTAATGGTATATCAGAAAGAACTTACGATATAAAAGCTTACGCTCAAGACCCTTATAGTGTGTCAGAGAGATCTATGTATATGAGGTCTGTTATGAGAGATATGGAAACAACGGAGTTTAATGACTTTGTTGGTGAAGCTTTTGGATTAGACTTATACGAAAATAAAAAAGGAGACTTACCAGGATCCAAAGAAGAACTAGCCGTTCACATGCAGTTGACATACAAGCAATCAGTAGAGATAGCAGAAGAACAAGCTTTAAACGTTGTTTTAGAAAAGAATAGATATGAGTTAACTCGTAAAAGATTTTTCTATGATCTTACTGTTTTAGGGATAGGCGCTGTTAAAACCGACTTTAACACTTCGGATGGTATAACAATTAGCTACGTGGATCCAGCGAATCTAGTATACTCCCACACGGACTCACCATACTTTGAAGATATTTACTACGTGGGAGAAGTGAAGGAAATACCTATAAATGAGTTAGCAAAACAATTCCCACATCTTACTCAAGGTGATTTAGAGGAAATACAACAAAAGTCGTCTAGCCAAAAACAGAGTCACAACCGCAACAGAAACAATCAAGATAAAAATAAAGTTCAAGTTCTGTACTTTAACTACAAGACGTATATGAACGAGGTTTATAAAGTTAAAGAAGTATCTACAGGAGCTAACAAAGCTATAGCCAAAGACGATTCTTTCGATCCTCCAGAAGGAAAAGAAGGCTCATATACCAAGATATCTAGACAGATAGAATGTTTGTACGAAGGAGCTAAGATAATAGGTACTGAGAAGCTACTTAAATGGGAGATGGCTAAGAACATGATGCGTTCTAAAAGTGATCACTCTAAAGTTAGAATGAACTACTCTATAGTTGCACCTAGAATGTACAATGGTAAAATAGAATCGTTAGTAAAAAGAATAACTGGGTTTGCAGACATGATACAGCTAACCCACTTGAAGATACAGCAAATAATGTCACGTATGGTTCCTGATGGAGTTTACTTAGATGCTGACGGTTTAGCTGAGATCGATCTAGGAAACGGAACAAACTACAATCCTCAAGAAGCACTGAATATGTACTTCCAGACAGGGTCTGTTATTGGGAGAAGCTTTACAAGCGAGGGCGATATGAATCCAGGTAAGGTACCAATTCAAGAAATAACAAGCGGTCACGGAGGCAATAAGATACAGGCACTTATAGGTAACTACAACTACTATCTACAAATGATAAGAGACGTTACTGGTTTAAACGAAGCTAGAGACGGTAGTATGCCGGATAAAAATGCTTTAGTTGGAGTACAGAAACTAGCAGCGGCTAATTCAAACACAGCTACCAGGCACGTTTTGCAAGCTGGTCTATTTCTAACATCTTCTATAGCTGAGCAACTTACACTTAGAATATCAGACGTGTTAGAGTACTCTCCAACAAGCGAGTCGTTTGCACAGGCTATTGGGGCTGGTAACGTAGGTACACTCAAAGACATGGCGGAGTTACATATACATGATTTTGGCATATTTATAGAGCTATCACCTGATGAAGAAGAAAAAGCTTTATTAGAAAACAACATACAAGTAGCACTAGCACAACAGAGTATTGAGCTTGAGGACGCTATAGATGTTAGGGACATCAAGAATATAAAACTAGCGAATCAAGTATTAAAAATACGAAGACAGAAAAAACAAGTAAAAGACCAAACTATAGCTGAAAGGAATATCCAGCAACAAGCGCAAGCTAACATGCAAACGCAGCAAGCGGCGGCTCAATTAGAGGTCCAGAAAGAACAAGCTAAATCTCAGGCTCAAGCACAGTTAGAGCAAATGAAAGGACAAATGGACGCTCAAAAAATGATGCAAGAATCTGAGATCAAAAAGCAGTTAATGCAAATGCAGCACCAATTTGATATGCAGTTAAAGCAGATGGATATGCAGGTTAACGAAGGTAAGGATTCTCAAAAAGAAGATAGAAAAGATCAAAGAACGAAAATACAAGCTACACAACAATCAGAAATGATTGACCAAAGAAGCAACGATAGACCTCCTAAAGACTTTGAGTCTAGCGGAGCATCTGGTGGACTGAATATAGATCAGTTCAAACCACAGTAACAAATTATTAATTATATTATATTATGGCAAAAAACAAAAAAGAAAAGATAGTCGAAGAGGCTCCTAAAGTTAACGAACCTAAAGGTGACGTTACTAAAGTACAAGAGAAAATGAAAATGCAATCTGTAGTTCAAGAGGAGACTATAACTAAGGTTAATTTAAGCGAACCACCAACGGAAGCTCCAGTGGTTGATTCTCCAGTGGAAGACGTTGTTGAGGAAGTTATTGAGCAACCCGTAGAAATTGTAGAGGAAAACATAGACGCTCCAATGGTGGAAGACGTAACTGATCAAGTAGATGAGCTTACAGAGCAAATCGTAGATGCGATCGCGGAAACTGAGGCTACTGGAAAAGAACTACCAGAAAACATACAGAAGCTAATGGAGTTTATGGAGGACACAGGCGGGGATTTAAACGACTACGTTAAATTAAACCAAGACTACTCTAACTTAGAAAGCAAGGATCTACTTAGAGAATTCTACAGTCAAACCAAACCCCATCTAAACTCTGAGGAAGTTGACTTCCTAATGGAAGATCAGTTCTCTTACGACGAGGAATCAGATGGAGAAATAGATATTAGAAGAAAAAAAATAGCCATGAAGGAGCAAGTTGCTCAAGCAAGGCAACACCTGGACGGTGCGAAGTCCAAATATTACGAAGAGATTAAAGCTGGATCAAAGCTCACTAACGAGCAACAAAAGGCAATTGATTTTTTCGGCAGGTACAACAAGGAATCACAAGAAGTAGAAAAAGCAACTAAGCAATCACAATCTGTTTTTACTCAAAAGACAAACGAGGTTTTCGATAACAATTTCAAAGGTTTTGAATATAATGTTGGAGACAAAAGATTCAGGTTTAATGTGAACGATGTTGGTGGCGTGAAACAAACTCAAAGCGATTTATCGAATTTCACCAAAAAGTTTTTGGATGATAATTCAACTTTAAAAGATGCTAAGGGTTATCACAAATCAATGTTTACAGCTATGAACGCGGACGCTGTGGCTAATCATTTTTACGAACAAGGTAAAGTAGACGCTTTAAAAGATAGCGTTGCTAGATCTAAAAATATCAACATGGATGCGCGCCAAGAACACGGCACAGTAGAAGCTGGGGGTATTAAAGTGAGAGTGTTAGGAGATAATTCTAGTGATTTCAAATTCAAAATTAAAAACAAATTTAAATAATTAAAAATTAAAAATTATGGCAATATCAAATCCAGGAGGTAATTTGAATAGTGTTCCAGCTTCACAGCAACAAACACTAGCTACAAATTACTTAGATTTCAACACAGACATGGGTTGGGCTCAACAATATTTACCAGATCTTATGGAAAAAGAAGCTGAAGTTTTCGGACCGAGAACTATTTCAGGATTTCTTTCACAAGTAGG